ACCAGTTGTTGAGATACAGCAAGACTTGCTCCAGCATCACGCCACCCCCTCAATAACAGCCAAAATATCAGCCTTTTTCATGGAGCTGCTGACCCCGGTGATACCGTTTTCCTCCGCATACGCCAGCAGCTGCGCCTTTGTCATGCTATCCAAATCGGTATCAGCCGGGGAAGGCTCACTCAGCAGCTCGATTAACCCCCCGCGATAGTGCTGACAACCACGCCGTCAATGCGCTCTGCAAACAGCACCATGCCGTTGACCACGGTGTCGGAGGCGGTCATGTTGGTGTAATCAGGCTCCTCGTGGATGCCGATATACCCGGTGTTATCGGCGGTGAAGGTGAACGCCTCGGACAGGTCAGCACCGTTGACGGGGACGTAGTAAAGCACCAGATTGTCCTTTGCGGTGGAATAGATGGTGCCCTTGGGGACGGAGCTATTCAGAATGACAGTGCCCAGGCCCAGGAAGTTCTCAATGTAGCTCATGCCGAAAGCGGTCTGCATGGTGATATTGGCAGTAGCCAGGTAATCAGCCACGTCCAGGGGGTTGAGGAAATGCACAGCGCCGATTTCGTCATCCTCAAAGAGGACCTGGAGCTGTCCCCAGCTCTGAGCCAGAGCCGCCTGGAAGGTGTCGCCGCTCGCCTTGCCGGTGCCGGTGGCCAGGAAGTCAAAGAAGTCCTTGCGGATGCCCTTCTGCACGTCCTTCAGCATCTCGTCGGTAGTGTCGCTGACCGCCTGGTCATAGCCTCGCTCGATGATTGCCTCTGCGGTGGTAGCCTTGCGCCACTTCTTCAGGGTGATCTCCTTGTAAGTAACAGGCTCAGTCTTGTACTTGCTCAGGGGGATGGTCTCGCCCTCAGCAACCTCGCCGTTCTCCAGGGTGCCGGATGCCTTGTACAGCTTCAAGGTGGTGCCCGCCTGCTTGGCAATCTTGCGGGTCACGCCCAGCGCCTCCACCAGCTTCTTGATGGAGTAACCGAACATTTCAGTAAACTCGATTTCACGCACCCGCGCGAGGTCAGATTTCTTAATCAAATTGGTATCAACAGCCATTTGTTATTCTCCTTTCGATTCGAACAGTTCCATGTTTTGAGCAATGGCGGCTCGACGTTCTGCCCGGTCAGAGATTTTCATGATCTCGTCGCGGGTCATCTTGCCGCCGGTGTTTGTGGGCGGATTCTTCGGGTTCGGCGCACCAACTTCCTTTGTGATGGTCACCAGGCCCTTCAAATCTCCCGCCAGCAAATCGTCAAAGGTTTTGGTATCTTTCAGCTTTTCGCCGTCCATTTCTGCCGCCTTGATCTCGCTCTGAATGGAGCGCATAGCAAGCCGCAGATTGTCCCCGGTGATATTTTTGCTTTCCAGATATGCCTTTACGGCGGTTTCCTTTGCCGCCTGTGCGGCCTTACCTTCAACGTCTGCCTTGTAATCGTCAAATTCCTTTTTGACTTTATCGTGCTTGTCCTTCCAGCCATCGTCACCTTTGGCTTTCAGGCTGTCCAATTCCTTTTGGACGGTGGGCAACTTTTCAGCGTCGCCCTTGTACTTCTGCACATCCGCTTTTAGGCCGTCCACGGTCTCGGAGTGCGCTTCAATGATCTGGTCAATCTTTTCGTCTTCGATGCCCATTGCTTTAAGCATCTTGCGGGTTAAACTCATGTGTCGTTCTTCCTTTCCTTTGGCCCCGGTTCTTCGGGGACGAACGTTGTATAAAAACCGCTGTTCTTTGCGGTGTTTACCTGTTTATGCGTTTTCAAGCGATTCTTTCAAGATGTTCCGGTATTCGTCTGCATGGTCAGCTGCGGCGGGTTTTAGGTATGGACGTGGCTTCTGCGGATACGCCCGGTGAAATTGCCCGAATTCATCCATATACACCCAACTCGGTTTTGTGGTGCCGCCGCCTGTGCTTGCGTATTGGCCCGTGCCTAATTCCACATTCAGTACGGCGCATAGCTTACATTACTTCCGATGTAGACCACAACGCCCATATTCACCACCTCATTCCTCTTTGACCATGTATGTAATACTGTTTCTAAGCCGTCCGGTGTCAACGGCTCCCTGTTCCGTGATATTGTCCTTTGCATGGGTTACGGCGGCTTCTCCAATAGCTTCTGCGGCTCTCTGAATAGCGTTTTGCAATGCCTCTAAAGCCTCCTGGCTGTTGTCTGTGATTGTTACCTTGATATCGTCCATTAGCTCACCTTGATTTTCCCTTTGGCAATCGTAGACTTGAATCCGCTAATTTCCGTCACACGGGTACATCGGCAGTTGTAAATATTGAATCCGCTTGCGCCCAAACTATCATCGCCCGGGTACATCAATTCTTCACCGCCTACAATAAACGGTTCATCATTGTCTACCGTTTGCCCGTCTGCGTCTAAATGCGCCTCACGGGTTCGGCTATCATGAGCGGCTACCCATCTTTTTTTGAGTATAACTCCCTTTTCTTCCAACTGTTCAGATGCCGCTTGCCGTCCTGCGTTCTCAGCCTCCGTTATCGCCGTCCGTGCCGCTCTCACGGCGCTTGTGCGGTTCATATCGGTAACGCTGGTCATCAGGTCTTTTGCAATCTGGTTCACGCTGTTGCCCTGTAAAATACCGCTGGTCACATTGGCGGTAATTTGCCGCTTGCCATAAGCTAAATCAATACCACGCTTTACCGCTTTTGCCTTTGGATAATACGGCATAATATCAGGCTGTTCCACAATCAGGCGTTTCACCGTCTGTTCGTCAAATAACGTCCAGTCGATGCCGTCTAACGCTCCATCGGACTTATCAATCACGCTCCGGATGGTATAAGCGTGATTCAAGGCGTAGATTTTCGCCATATCGTCATTTGCGTAAGCAATAGCGACTTCGTTGGCCTTTGTATACCGCTCTGCCAACTTATCCCGCATAGCTCGAAAGCGTTCGCCACGGCCTATCTGCGTAAGCCGCCATTGCTTGTAATCAGCTTCCGTGTATTCTTTTCCGTTGACGATGGTTCCAATTAACGCCTTTGTTTCTTCATCCCGCTTTGTAAAGGAATCAAAATAGGCGGTTACTTTTCCTTGCATATCGTCAGCGGCTTGCTTGTACACTTTGGCAATGCGCTTTTCCAGCTTTGCAAGTTCTTTATCCGTAAGCTGGTGGCCGATATCAGGCGTTTTCCTGTTCGCCATCCTTGTTTACCTCGTCAGGCTCGTCCTCGTCATCCTCGCCAGAAGTCAACCGCTCTAAATCTTCATCCGCTTTGCGCTTCAAAATCTCGTCAACCTCTTCCGGTGTCAGCCAGGGTAGATGATTCAACACGGCTTCGTCATCCAGGTACTGCGCCGCCGTCATTACCATCTGTGTCCGCTCTGTCTCATTGGCGATTCTGTTCCGCTTAAACTGCGGAGTAGCATTTTTGGCGCTTACGCCTTGCAGCGCAAGCAGATTTCTCACGGCGTCGATAATTTGATATTCAAAATCGTCGGCGTTTTCGTCCATCGGCTGATATGCCGCCTCGATATGGTCATTAGTCGCCCCCGCTGCCACTGTATGAACATCCAGGCCGCCAAAATCCTCGTAAATCTGCGCTTTAATGCGGGTCAGCAGGGCTTCTCTCGCATTGTATGGGATTTCCTGTGTATACGGAGTGACGCTCACATCGTCGGCGTTCTGTACGCTTGCAATGTGGCGATACAGTAGCCTCTCCCGGAACTTTGCCAGGTCCCTGTCGTTCATGCCGCCAGCCCCGCCAATGAGCCAGTAGATTTGAGCGCAGTCTTGCATATCGTTGGCAAACCCGGACTGCACCAAATCATAGGCGTCAATCTTGGAGCGCATACCCACCAACGTGGACTGGTGCAATCTACTCCCCCACAGCGGCACGATGGGCAATGCGCTGTAATTGTGAGCCGTCATCACGTCTCCGGTGGTTGCTGGGGTGCTGTTCACAGTCATCCGGTATGCGTTCATCAACCCGTCCACCGGCTCCAAGTCGCCCACGCTGCCGTCTTCACTCACAAAATCCATATAACCGTCCGGGGTGTAAAGCGTGGCATAGAGCGGCTTTTGAGGGTCAATCTGATAAAACCTTACCCCGGCCCCCAAATCACTGGTTTCTTCGTCCATCAAAGGGGCAAACTCCGTCAATTTGAACACATGGATATGGTCATATGCCCAATACAGGAACGATTCCCCGTGAATCAGACCATAATAGCCAGCTGTATAAATACGTTTGTCTGCCTGGGCTCCCAACTTATCGACAATCCCAGCTTTCTGAAAGGTTAGTCCATTCCCCAGGCTGTAAGTACATCTCTGTGTGTTCAGCCGTGCGAATAGGTTACTGGTCAGCTTCATGTTGGACGCCGTTTCGTCTTTCATCTTCTGCCCCTGGGCGGTAAACAGTGTCCGGGTGAAATCCCTAATTCCAACATTCCGCTCTGCGTCGTACTCGTCCGCATCAAGCGCTGTCTTATACGCCAGCGTGCCCTTGTGGGCGTTGATGGCCAACCGCACAAATTCAGGCAGCTTGCCGTTGTCTCTGTATTCCTCAAAATCCTGGTAGGTGTAA